AATTAAGAGGCATATAGTTTGTGTTAATTAGTAATCAACCTTCGAAACCAAACTGATAACGACAGCCAGCAGATAACAGGTTGTTGTTAACCCATTGACCTAGTGAAGTATCAGGTGTTGACTTATAAAGAAGATTACGAATTGCATCTCTAGCTACACCAAAGTATGTATACTTGCTGCCATTCTTGAATTCAACTTGTGCAGTTTGCTCAAGCTCATCAACATTTAGTGATGTAATAGCAGAAGAGTTAGTAACTTTGAGGTTTGTCATGATGTTGTTAAATAAGGTGAATAGTGTTAGACTAATTGATAGGCATGTGCCCAGAATGCATGATAGCATAGTCACCTTTAGGCATAAACCTTTGGTATCTATGTGTTAACATGAACTCTAAACGTTCACGGTTATCAGATGCACTTAGTGCGTGTAATCCATCAGGACTACGTTGTACCAAATACCACATAAGTTGTGTTAGGATAGTGTGAACAATTGAAGGAGATCTTAAGAACCCTTCATGATAACAATCAAGAGCGATGTTCACTGTGATTGTTATTAGGAAAGGATCGAACAGTTAGTAATAACTAACGTGCTTTAATCTCTTTTAAGAATATGTATAACAGTGTTGAAATACATATGATGATGATGATACTATTCATGAGTTAATTAACTCCTCAAAAGTAACATGATCACCACCCCAAGTATGCTTGAACTCGAAGTTAGTTTCTGAAGCAGATTGCAGAGCATTCATAACAGCTTGATCATGAATTGCAGTCTCATTCATTAACACACAACCGTTAAACATTGGTTGAAGTTCGTTGTTAGTTTTCATAGAGATTACCTCTTGATTAATTACATTTTAATTATAGCAAGGTTTCGTGGCTTTGTCAAGCACTCGTTACATGCTGTAATAATGATGTTGAAGAGAAAAAATAGAGAGAGGTTGATGTTATCCTCTCCCTAAATCTGATTCGACCTCAGTGTTAGTGTAGCTGAGTAAATCATCAAGCCTATTGTTGTTAATTAAACCAACATATTCAGCGATGATTTCGTTTAACAATGGACCAGGAATTACATCCTCATTCTTAATTAAATAAGAAAGATTCATTGCTAGTTGTTGTCGATCAGTGTTCATAAGGTTTACCTCATTTGTTTACATTGTTATTATAAAGGATATCAGAGCAGAAGTCAATAGGTTGTTACGTTCTGTAATAATGATAGTAACTGTATTGTGTCTATATGTTAACATGTCGCTACAGATGTGCACACAATTTAACACATAAGCACAGCTTATCACCGCTCGTTGCTACGCAACTCGCTCAATCGTCGCCACTGTTGCACATTTAATAGCCGTATGTACCGTGCTATCCCTCATTAAATGGAGCGAGGCGCCTTGCGCCGAGCGGGATCTCAGCTTTTGAAGGGGGGCCGAGGGGGTATTGCGAATCGTTCTCAATAAGAGTATGCCCTCAGACATTTATTTCATTTTTTTTAGACCACTTCTCATTCTTCTTAATTATCTTCTGAGCCTTCTCTCTAGATACACATTCCTGTGCTTTAGTTTGAAGTTTCAGCATCTTTTGCTCATATTTGTTCAAGTAATACTCCATAAAGTCTTAGTTAGGGCAGATGCTAGCAATCTATAACTAGTTGCTACATATATCTGTCCAATCACTACACTTACAGTAGCAATACTCCAGAATATATAATAATATCTTTGTTTATGTTGTGGTGGGGCAGTCATGGATGGTTTATTACTGTTTAAAGAGTTAGAGTAGATATAATAAGTATATTAGTATGTTCGTTTAGAGAAAATAGATAATATAAGTATTAAGAAGGGGAAATTGATGTCTGAAAGACAGCGGATTTCCCCTTGGGGAAGAGAGTCCACCCTTCTCTCTCCCTGTATACATGGTGAATGTACCTATATCCAGGTGGGGAGGGACTTCTTACCTACTTTACCTCTAGCTTCTCTACGTTGCTTGAGGTCCATTCCAAGGACCATATGGTTAGCTGCAGATATGGGATCATCTTGCCAAGTATCTATTATGTCTTTCCACTCTTCTTGTTTACGAGTTTTAACAGCTTCATAGGCTGAGATTCCCATTGCATCTGTGAAATACTTAACACCTTGGGCGAGACAGTCAAGTCTGTCGTCATGTTTAACGGCACCTTTTTCTTTGCACATGCGAGACATCTGATAGAAAAGCATGTACATAAGACGAAGTTCTGGAGCTTCATCTTTATTAGATTTGTAATCCCAATCAATAACCGACCTATCACATATAAGACGATGCTGATTAAGAACCGGCTCCAACGAATCAATGATTCTATCTTCTTTACGAACGTTAGCACGAATCTCCTCTACATCTATAGCTTGTTTTGTCTGTTGTAAGTGTTTACGGAATAGTTCAGATACTATACCATCACCAAAGTTTGTTTCTATAACTAATTTAGTAGCATTATACTTCTTACAACCTCTTAGTATGTTTAGGAGAGTGCTGTCTGAGTATCCGTCTCTATAAGCTCGCATCTCATGGAGGTATAGGAATCCATTCTTTTGAGATATGTAGGCGGCAGCTGTTTCATCGGTTCCACGTCCAGAGGGATCCACGCTACAAATTGTTTCGGAGTAAGGGGTCCATTCTCCTTGTAACTGCATAGGAGAGTAAAAGTAGTCTCCAGGGAGGCCAACCGTCGGAAGGTCTTTGATGACGTTTGACGGATCGGAGCACCATACGCAAGAGTCTGGAGCCAAGCTAGGGTTAACGCTAGTGACGACCAGATCAGACATCTTAAGAGGAAATTTCTCCGCATCGGATAAGCTGGTATCCAGCTGAAATTGAAGCATGTAATTAGAACGACCCATGGATGCTTCACGTTCCAATAGGTCGTCATGGTTAAATCTATCAGGATCTGTTACATCCCATTCATCCACACCCATATCCAAGTCTTCTTGGATTTGAGGTGCTAGTAGTCCTTCATATTGACTGAGCTTTGACTTTCTTGGGTATCTTGCGGGCCAAACGAAGGGACGATACGAGCGCTCTGCCAGCTTACGATAAACAGTAAAAGTAGTCTGAGGAGTCCCGAGATACATAATACGGCTATCGCTTTTGGGGGTAAGGATAGATTCGGCTTCCGTACAAAGCTGAAGGAGTTTTTCACGCATTAGCTCCGTCATGGAGTTTCCAGGCACCTCTATGTCGTCCAAGATCATTAAATCTGCGCGACTTCCTGTCAGCTGACCAGTTATGCCCACCGACTTTACGCTTGGTGCTTGGTGAGGTGAACAATTTACGTCGAAGCTGATGCGACTCCAACGTGAATCTTCTGCTTTCGGTTTTAGATGAGATAGCCATGGGGTTTCAATAATTAATTTCTGTAGGAAAATGGACATGTTATCAGCTCTCTCTTTAGAGGCTGAGATAATCATTATCTTCTTTTCTTTATCTTTAAATAGAGTCCATAGAACAAAAGCACCAGTAATCCAAGACTTACCAACACCTCGGAAGGCTTGAATCTGAAGCCTCTTGGGACCATGTTGCAAGTAATCAGCAATTGAGTATTGGGCACGAGTTGGGCTAGGTAAGTCTAGTTGTTGCCATAATGCTTGGAGGAATAACTTGAAATCGTCCTGTAGGGTGGTTACAACAGAGGTCATAAGTTAGCATCCCCAGGTCCAGAAGTGTCAGATTTACCTGAATTTTTCTTTTTCTTTTTAGACCCAGAATCCTTATCGATTTTTATATCGTCTGTACTCTTCTTCTTTTTCTTTCCCTCTACTTTTCGTTGAAGAGGAGGAGGAGATTCCAGCATCGATTTAGCTTGTTTTGCAATATTTTTAAGTGAATAAGATTCACCTTGCTTTGGATTTTTTCTACCCAAGGCAAAGGCGCCGTAGGCAGACATTTCTAATAATTTTCTAAAGCTCATAATTGTTGATAGTCTTGAAGGGGATCTACATCTTGGCTTCCACCGGCTCCGGTGAATGGAGGTTTCTTCTTAGGACCACCTTGAGTAGGTCCACCTCCTCTAGCTTCTTTCTTCTTTGGATCAATGTATAAATCTCTTTGACGATCACCCCACTTTTTCTTATCAGCTGACATATAGAGGTCATTTAGTGTAGAGGTTTTTTCTGGAGTCCCACCAAATGTCTCTGTTTCAAACTTTTTCCATTTCTCAGTTCTTATATCATCAGCGACTGCAGCTACTTCGTCTCTATAGTTTTTATACTCTTCCATGCCTTCGATCCGACGATCTTTAGCATATTGCTCCCATCTCTTTTGGTCGGGAGTCATCTCCGCTGCGTTGTTACTATACCAACCAGCATTTTTCCTTTCTAAATATTTTTGGTAACCTAATTCGTCTGGAGAATATTCAGATGGTTTAGGTTTACCAGAGTCTGCTACTCTTGCCATAGTTAGTTGTTAGTGATTGATTATTTTGTTTTGCGACTTCTAGTGCCGACTTTTATACCTTTCATAAGTTCACCTGATCTAAGTACATCACCAACACCGCTAATCTTTTTACTCTTTAATTCAGACATAACTTCTGGTAGTTTATTAGTTTTACCAGATGCAAGACTTAAAACAGTACCATCTTCCATGGTTATTTTACCAGCTTTTAGTTTTTGCCTAATGAATTTATTAGCTTTAGAATAGAGCGTTAACATCTCAAATAAATCATTAATAGCTTCAGGTTCTGGCGGATAGAATTTAGGTTTACCTGATTTAGCTGTAGTCTGAACACCTTCTGTAATATATTTAGAAATCTCTGTAGCATACTGATCTATAGCTAATGGGGCTTGTTTACCTGCAACACTTTCAAATCCCATCTCTTTCAACCATTTATGGAAATTATTATGACCAGTTGCTTTCATAATAGCAAGGTTATCAGCTATACCAGATGAGCTTAATTTTAAACGCTTCATATGTGCTATTAAGTTTGTTGCTACTAAAGGATCTTGAGCTACTTGACTCATGAAGAATTCACCAGCTTCCTTATTACCAAAGATATGATGCCATTGATCTCTAGTTATCCATTTAGTCGCTTGAGCTACTATTTGTCTAGGTTTATGTTTACCATAAACAAGCATCTCATCATTAAAGAAGTTTTTAGTAACTTCATCATACCATGCTCTTTGTGCATTAGAAGTTGCAGCTACCGCTTTCTTACTACTTGGATTAGCTCTAGATATAGATAATTTTTTCAGATAATCTTCTTGTAATCTTTTTATATTCTTATTTCTTGTGAATAGAGTTTCTAAAAGTTCAGGCTTAGCAGCTAATTTATCTGCAGTAAAACCGCCTTCTGCTTTAGTAAATTTAGGACTTATAGCCCCACCTGGTCCTTTTTCTAAGAATTCTTTAACTTGTTTAGTAGGAGCATCTGCTCTAATTAATCCTTCAAGATTATCTGTCCTCGTACTTCTCTCCATTTTGTGTCCGACTTGTAAAGGCTTAGCAGATTGTTCTGCTAAATCATCTGCAATATTAGTCGGTTTTATCTTTATATTGTTTGGACCTACTGTAGCAAGTTGAGGTTGTAAAGTCTGATTAGGCGGGAATAAGTTTATATTACGAGCTGTTTTTGGTTTAATAGCTAACTTACGTGCTTTATCTAATCCTGCAACGCCTTTAGCAGGTCCAAATCCAGGTGTAGCAAATCCAATAGCTAATGCTGCAGCTGTACCTACTCCTTTAGGAGCACCTTTATCAATAAGAAATTTTGAAACATCATCTCCTAATAATTGTGCCCCTTGATCTGCTATTCCCATTGGATGGTTCTTATATGTCCAATCAACTCCTTCAACTAATTGTTCAGGAGGTTTAGGGATAAGATTACGAATTTTATTTAAAGTGATAGCACAAGATGTAAGATTATCCTTTACATTCTGAAAAGATGGTTTAGATATTCTAAGTCTGTTTGGATCATCTAATGTTTCTATGGTACCATCTGCCCATTGAATTTCTTCTGCCATCTACATACCTCCTATTTATTACCGACAAAGACGGAGCCCTTCTTCCTCTTACCAGCCTTCTTAGCTTCTTTAATTTTTTTCTTAGCTGCTTCTAGTGCCTCATCTTTCTTTTTGTCTGATTTCTTTTTATCTCCTTCCTTATCTTCTACTTCACCTGTTTTCCTAAGGGACTTAGGATTACGTTTAGCAACTCCTTCAAAGACTTTCTCTTTGTTAGTTTTAAAAGCTTTTTTGTTAATAGACATAGTTACTTCTTTTGTACCCCGCCTTGACGACGGTTTTTCTTTCTAGACCCTAGAGTCAGGTTTGGGTGTGTAATATCTTGAGGAGTTTTTTTACTTCCTGATTTGACTGTACCTTTACCATCTATCTTTAATTCACGAGCTTTACGTTGTAATTCAGCTCGGTAACTAGGAGGTTTCTTTGCATTGATCTCTGTATTCCTTTTGGCTTGGTTACGTGCCTTATCAGGATTAGCTCGTAAGTATCTTGCAGTCTTACCAGGATTATTTGTGAACTTTCGTCCTTTACCTTGCCCTACTTTACTTCCGGCCATACATCCTCCGTTGTATTAATTCAGGGTCTACTTTAGGCATAATCTTATTCAATTCGTCTAAGGGGTTGCCTTCATATGCAACACCACTGACATCGTTAGTCTTAAGCCAGTCACATGCTGCTTTTAAATCTTGTGTTGTAGCTTCGCCACTCTTAACCCTTTTCAGGAATTCTGTCGTGACAAGGCTATGTAATTCATTGAATTGGGTTTCAGTGGCTTTCTTCATTTATCTCCAGGGAATAATGCTAGTTTTACCATAGCGACAGCCTTATCGTCTAGGGTGTTCTCAGTTGAGGCTACCAATCCTTCTAAAAGGTCTACTATTAATTGCTTAACTGCAGTAGACTTAATAAATGCGAATAGAACTGGTTTGATTAATACGATCATTTGCTTAGGGGGTTAAGTTTCTGCCACCATTTCTTAGGTGGTGGTGGGGGTAGTGCTTTAGCTTGCGCTGCAGCAACTTGTTTTTTAAATGCAGCTATAGGTATTACATCACTACACATATGATATACACGTGTGCCGGGACGTATCATAAATCCTTTCTGCTGTAATTCTCCACATTTCAGAACTCTGACTAGTTCGTAGTCAAGTTTCATCTTCTCTATCTGTCTACTAGCTGCAGCTTTACAGCGTTCAACGAGAGAACCATCAAGGGGTACCATGAAATTCAATTGGCCACCCCAGTTCTCAGCTACTGTGTAGCTTTGTTGAGACATCTCATCATCATAAGGGGTGGTATGATTGCCCATATAGAATGGGCTAAAAGTCATTGTAGCTCCGTTACAACTTATGTTCGGTCCGATGACCTGACGCGAAGGGGCACCATTATTTTGGAATTGGACTGCCTGATTTGTAACGTTTCCTGTAGCTGCCGCCACAGGGTTTGAAGTATTGTTGGTTTCTCCCTCTTCAGCATAACTTGGGGTTCCTATTGTGAGAATACTGATAATGATACCGTAGTAGAAGAAGTGTCGATTTCTCGCTCTATTTCTGTTACTGACAGTACCTGACTGGCTGCTCTTGTTATTACTTCTAGAGAGAAGTCTGAACCAGCTGTTGTCATGTTGAATACCGAGTCTGAATCGGCTATCCCTCCTGACGATGTTGAGGTATGGGTTATGTTGTCCCCAGACCATTTGTTTAATGCGGACCCATAAGTCGTGATGGTTATATCCTCCACGATCTCTTGAGTCGTTGTTGTTGTAGAGTTCATCGAACCCTGCGTAAATTGAGGGGTGACGAGCTCTGCTCTTGCTACCGAGGGGGATAACAGTAGGAAGAGGAAAAGC